TCTTGCGAATGGCGGTTTAACTTTTAACGGCGACACGGCTGCTGCAAACGCTCTTGATGATTACGAAGAAGGTACTTTTACCTTTACAATTACAGCCGGTGTTACAAGCCCAACCTACACATCCACTGCAGGTACTTACACCAAGATTGGGAATTGTGTGACATTTACGGCAAGAATGCAGGTTGCTAGCGGAACAGCTAACGGTTCACAAGTAAGAATGGGCGGGCTTCCCTTTGCATCTAGCAGTACATTAAATTCAGGAGGGGCTTCATTTAGTTATCTTGGCAATATTAACGGAAATGGTGACATTCCCCTAGCATTTATACCTAAAAATCATACTGAGATTATTCTGTATGGCCAGAATGGAGGCACTTGGAACGGTGACAGAGGTAATAATATAATTAGTAGTACTCTTCATATTCACGGACATTACTATGTCTAAAGCACAGCCCGCAACGGCTCAAAACTAGCCTAAACCTGTTTAATTCGGAGGATTTTCCTAATGGCACTTACTGAAAGATTTGAAAACGACAAGATTGAAGTCGTTGGCACATACAAAGCAGTACAAGTTCGTAAAGCAACTATTATTGAAAAAGATGGTGTAGAACTCACCCGTTCATTCCATCGTCATTCTCTTCAACCAGGAACACTTGGAGAAAGTGATGCTCTCGTAGATACTGATATTAGTGGAGAAGATGCTGATGTTCAAGCAATCTGCAATGTGGCATGGACTGATGCAGTTAAGGAATCATGGAGACTTAAGTTGGTTGCCGATGCTGCTGCAGCGGCGGAGTGATAAATACTCAAAAAGTGTAGATAATGGCAGCGTTAAATTTTCCAAATAGTCCATCACTTAACGATTTTTTCGTAGCCAACGGTCGTAGGTGGCAGTGGAATGGATCTGCTTGGCAAAGAATACCTGATCCTGGAGCACAAGGTGTGCAGGGTGCTCAGGGCGTTCAAGGTGCTACTGGTTCTGGCGCACAAGGCGTTCAAGGTTCTCAGGGAGTTCAGGGTGCCCAAGGTGATGATGGTACTACAGGACCAACAGGTGCTCAGGGTGTTCAAGGTGCTCAAGGAGTTCAAGGTGCTCAAGGAGTTCAGGGTGCTCAAGGTGATGATGGTGCAGATTCAAGCGTAGCTGGTCCTCAAGGAAATCAAGGTGTTCAGGGTGCCTCAGGTTCTGGTGGTTCTGCAGGATCTACTGGTCCTCAAGGTGTTCAAGGTGCTGACGGTCCAACAGGACCAACAGGACCAACAGGACCTCAAGGTGTTCAGGGTGCTCAAGGAAATCAAGGTGTTCAAGGTTCTCAGGGACATCAGGGTGTTCAAGGTGCTACTGGTGGTTCAGGTTCTTCAGGTTCTACGGGTCCTCAAGGTGTTCAAGGTGCTGATGGAAACTTTGGTGGTGCCACATTTGATTATACATTTAGTACTACAACAACAGATTCTGATCCAGGAACAGGTACATTAAGGTTTAGTGAATCATCATTCTCTGGTGCATTAACACTTTACATTGATGATGAAGATAATAATGGAACAGATATTCAAACTTATTTAAGAACTATTGATGACTCAACCTCTTCAATCAAGGGTCATTATAGAGTTTCTAATCGCCTAAATGCAGACGATTTTGCTTTATTCACAATTACAGGGTCTATAACCGAATCTTCTGGTTATTTTCAAGTCCCCTCTTCGTATATTTCTGGTTCTACTTCTTTTAGTAATAGTGAAGATATTATAATCACTTTTGCTAGAACTGGTGATAAAGGTGATACTGGTGCACAGGGAGCTACTGGAGCACAAGGATCTATTGGAGCTCAAGGACATCAGGGTGTTCAGGGTGCCTCTGGTTCTGGCGGTGACGCGGGTTCTACAGGTCCTCAAGGTGTCCAAGGTGCTCAAGGTGTTCAGGGCGCTACAGGACCTACTGGTCCTCAAGGTAATCAAGGTGTTCAAGGTTCTACAGGTTCTGGTGGATCTACAGGACCAACAGGTCCTCAAGGCAATCAGGGTGTTCAGGGTGCTACAGGAACAGCAGGGGGTGGAGCAACTGGCGTTGACTATGACGACAACGTAAAGGTTCGTTTTGGTGATGATAATGATATTGAACAGTACTTTGATGGAACTCGTCTCAAGATTAAACCAAAAACTTCTTCAACCACCAGTCAACTTGATTTTGAAGCAAAGGATCAAGTTTATATTGCTTCCCTTTCCAACGGAGTATTCTTAAGGGCGGGGGGTAGCAACATTATTGATATGTACGGTGGTGCCTATGGCGGAATCTACTTCCACCATAACAATAACGATAAGTTAAAACTTGAAGGTGGTAATTGGACAACTCAGGGTGATGCTGATTGGAATTTCATAGGCACAAATTATGACATTAGATTTGATGCATCTGATGGCGCACTTGAGTTTGAAGATAATGCAAAAGCAAAGTTTGGAACTTCTGATGACTTACAGATTTATCATGATGGCACTCATTCTTACATAAAGAATGCAACTGGAAATTTATATTTCCAGCACGGCGGCGAAAACATGGCGCAGTTCTCTAGTGATGGAAACGTAGAACTTTATTACGACAACTCCAAGAAATTTGAAACCACATCTGATGGTGCAAAGATTACTGGTGGACTTCAGGATAAAGATGGACAACTTGGATCTTCTGGTCAAGTCCTAAGTTCCACCGGAAGTGAACTTAACTGGGTTGCTGCAGCTTCAGGTCCTCAAGGTGTTCAGGGTGCTGCTGGTGCTGCTGGTGCTGCTGGTCCTCAAGGAAATCAAGGTGTTCAAGGTGCCTCAGGTTCTGGTGGTTCTGCAGGATCTACTGGTCCTCAAGGTAATCAAGGTGTTCAAGGTGCTACTGGTGCAGGATCTCCTGGTGGAACAGGTCCTCAAGGTGTTCAGGGTGCTCAAGGCACTTCTTATAGTAGATCTGAATCTAATTTCACTGCTACTGCTAACCAAACTTCATTCTCACCTTCTGGTGGGTACACTAACCGTGATGATTTAGATGTATTTGTTAATGGTGTTCGTTTAACACCATCCGAATACACTGCATCTAACGGAAGCACAGTTGTATTAGACACTGGTGCCACTGTAGGTGACATTGTAGATATTCTTTATTCTGAGTCTGCAGGACCTCAAGGCGCTCAGGGCGTCCAAGGTGCCACAGGATCTACTGGACCTCAGGGTAACCAAGGTGTTCAAGGTGCTTCAGGAGTTGATGCTAGTGTAACAGTATCCACTTCTGCTCCTGGAAGTGCATCTAGTGGTGATCTTTGGTGGAATAGCGAGAATGGTAAGTTGTATGTATACTATACTGATGGTGATTCCACGAACCAATGGGTTGTTTCAAACAATCAGGGTCCAGTAGGTCCCACAGGTCCTCAAGGTAGCACAGGTGCCACAAATCCATCAAGTGGAGTTAATATTCAATTGACGGACGGTTTTTATACAAATGATCAGGCGTTAAACTCCAATAAAACTTTATCTGGATCGCTCAACGGTGGAGTATTTGGTCCTTATGAAATTGCGTCAGGAGTAACACTTACTATTTCTAGTGGTGCAACGTTTACGGTCATTTGACGTATAAATAATATCAAGTCATTCAGATTTTCAATTATTATGCCTGGTGTAGATGGAGTTTATAACAAAAGGATAATTTATGATAATGGTGAAGGTGGTGTATCTGTCATCGTGCCCTCACCATCTTGCCCATCAATTGATAGATTGATTCAAGATGTTCCTGCTGGAAGAAAATATCAAGTAATTGATAAAAGTGAAGTTCCTACTGATAGAACTTTTAGAAACGCCTGGATTTACGAGGAGGATTGATTATGGCACACATTGGAATTAACACAACAAAAGCAAGAGAAATTTATAAAGAACATATTCGCGAAAAGAGAAATCCTCTTTTAGCAGCACAAGATGTTGCTTTTCAAAGAGCTCAAGAAGAAGGAACAAGCACTGTAGGCATTGTTTCTACCAAGCAGGCACTTCGTGATGCTACTGATCTTGCTAATATCACTATTGATACGGTAGGTGTTACTAATGTCACCAATCAACTTAAAGCATCTTGGGACACAAGTCTTTTAGGTGATAATTCTTATTAAGTTATGAGTACCCTTAAGACTGGAACAGTTCAAAATAACACTGGGACAGGTGCTCCTGTCTTTAAGAACAGCTCTGGCACGGAGATTGGTCAGCTTGCAAAAGCATGGATCAACTTAGATGGCACTGGAACGATTTCTATAAGAAATCAATTCAACGTTAGTTCAATCACTGACATGGCAACTGGCATATACAAAATAACTTTTGCCACTGCAATGCCTAACGCAGACTACGTTGTTGTAACAACTTCAGGCGAAAATTCTACAACCTTTAGTGTTCTTCATGACAGTGGCGCTGGCAATTATCGTGCTCCAACCGCGAATGATTTTTTAGTGCGCCATGCAGACGACCAAGGCACTCAGTACGATAGGCGGCAAGTTGCTGTCGTAGTTTTCGGAGATTGATCTGTGAGCACACTTAAAGTCGGAACTATTCAAGATACGTCGGGCAATAACAGCTCGACACCGAACGAAGTTGCCAACGGCAGGGCAAAAGCGTGGATAAACTTCAACGGCACTGGAACGGTTGCTATCAGAGGCAGCTTTAACGTCGCTTCAATTACAGATCACGCGACTGGCGACTATACAATAAACTTCACTAACTCGTTAAGTAATGCGAATTTCGTTGTTGCAGGAACTTCTGCATATGATTTTAATCATGAACCAAGAATTATCGGTCCTACCGGATATACGGCCTCTAGTGTTAGAATTGAAACTGGGTATTCTGCATTTTATAATCAGGATGAGAATTTAAATAATGTAGTTATTTTCGGAGATTAATTCATGAGCACCCTTAAAGTCAACGAGATCACAGACACCAGCGGCGTTGTCCGGCGCAGTTTTCAGTCTTACGCAATCATCTGCGATCAAAAATCACAAGGGACTAGCGGTGGAACTTTTACTAGCGGGGCCTGGAGAACTCGTGATCTAAATACAGAAATTTCAGATACTGATGGCATCGTTTCTATATCTAGCAATCAATTTACTCTGGCAGCTGGAAATTATTTAATTAAGGCAAGCGCACCCGCTCGAAACGTACAGAAGCATCAGCCACGTTTGTATAGCGTAACGGATTCAGCTTCAGTGCAAGTTGGTCAAACAGGGCACACAGGTTCAAACAACAACTTTTATGTCAGTGTTTTTGCTCGTGTTTCTCCAACTGGGAGCCATACTTATGAAATTCAGCACCGTTGTTCGTCTAGCAATAACGGCACTGGGTTTGGAGAAAACGCTAATCTCGATGTTGAAAAATATACCGTAGTTGAAATCTACAAGGAGGCTTGATCATGGACATTAACGCTGCTATTAATCAACTTGGATTAAATGCCAATACCTACAAACTCACCCAGTCCGTACCACCACATACCATCACTGAGTGGAACGGGCCTGATGCTCAGCCAACAGATGCTGAATTGCAAACTGCATATGACGCAGCAATGGCAGTTCAAGCTTTGAATGATCTACGCACCAAACGAAATCAGCTACTTGCCGAGACCGATTATCTTGCATTGTCTGACGCTACTCTTAGTGCAGACATGCAGACTTATCGTCAGGCGTTACGGGATCTTCCCGCTAACACCAGCGATCCTGCAAACCCTACCTGGCCTACTAAACCATAAATAATCAAAAAAGTAGATAATGGCAGCTCTTAATTTTCCAGCAAATCCTAGTAATAATGCTACTTATACCGCTAACGGATTAACGTATAGGTATGATTCTACGGATGGTGTGTGGAATCTTGATGGATCACAGGCAGTTTCATTTGCAAGACAAACATCTGGATTATCTACAACCACCTCTGTTGGTATCAACACTGATGATGTTGATAGAAAAACCCTAGTTGGTCTTGGTAATTCATTTAATGGACTATATGTTAGTAATGGTGTGTATCTCACCGACAGAGTATTGACTGGTAATCACTACATATCAACAGAGTTTAATGGTTTTGCTCCAGGACCGATTACTTTAAATGGTGTGATGACTGTTGATGGTGCCTTTGTAATTCTCTGACTACTTCCATAAATAACAACATATAACATACAGATATGAAATACGATATTCCAGCAGCATTACAAAAACTTACACCAGGAGCAGAATGGGTTGTTCGTGGTGATGAGTATTCTGGATTAGAGTGGCTTGTAGGAAACGGTCACGATAAACCAACCGAAGCAGCACTAACAGCAAAGATTGCTGAACTTGATGGTGCAGAAGCAATGAGACTTCTACGTGAAGAAAGAGATTGTAGAATTGCAAAGTCTGATTGGAAAGTTGTTATGGCAAAAGAGACTGGATCTAATCTTTCTAGCGCCTTTAAAACCTATCGTCAGGCACTGAGAGATCTTCCTGCATCTGCAACCCCAACTCTTGACTCTGGTTATGAGTTGGACATGACTTCTGTAACCTGGCCAACTGAACCTTCTTGATATGACATCTGAACTTAGAGTAGATAGAATAATTCCAACGACTGGTGTTCCCACTGGTGGTGGGGGTGGTATTATACAGGTAAAACAATCATTGTATACTGGTTATGATACTTATAGTAATACTTCATTTACTGCACTTAGTGGATTTACAGTTACTATTACACCAACTCGGGCAGATAGTAAAATGTTAATCATTTTAAATTTACTTATTGAAGCGAGATCTAATGTTATGATTGGTATGCAATTAACCAGAGGGGGATCAACAATATTTGCAAATCCAGCTGGATACAGAGATACAAATGCATCTTCTGGTGGGTATTGTAGTATGACATATCTAGATTCTCCAGCAACCACCAACGCGGTTACTTATGGTGTAGAGACTGCTGCTAATGCCGCGACTAATTATACAATTAATAATTATTTTGGTTCTGGTCCCGGAAATTCATTTCTTACTGTAATGGAGGTATCAGGATAATGTCAGAATTAAGAACAAATAAAATCTATCCAAGAGACGGACTGCCTGCTGGTTCCAATGGTGGTATCATTCAGGTAAAATTGGATTCTTCTGGAACTGGAACTGGTGGTGGAGGTAGTGTTGGATATGTTTCTCTTACTAGCACATCTTTTGTTGATATTGGTTTAGAAATTACTATAACTCCCACCAGTGCATCTAACAAGATGTATATGTTATTTAATTTAAATGCTAATAATGCTGATAGTAGTACTAGTGGTGATAGACTAAAGGTTAGGATTGTTAGAAATGGATCATCAATCTGGTCGATTGATGAAGGACTGGCTGATTATGGAAGTTCTAATATTCATGTACAAGGTATTAGTGGAGCATATTTAGATAGTCCTGCCACAACATCTGCGATTACATATAAAGTTCAAGCAGCAACATCGGGTAATAACTGTTCCGTCAATAATAATGGAATATCTGATTTTACTGTAATGGAAATCTCTGGATAATATCACAATAAATACTGAAAAATACTCTTATTATGAAACAATTTATTCAGGACATTCGCGTCCTTGATGTTGAGCAGTTAAAAATTGTCAACGAGTATATTGATACTTTAAC